TCATCTGTTAGGTGATCAAAATCTACACCGTCGATGAATATACCGTAACTGCCAAGTCCTGGAATTTTTGATACTTTCATTTGTTCTCCTAGTTCTGAACTTAAATAATATTCTTATATCCAATGATCATAAATCTCGTATACTTTGGCGTATTAAACGATCCTTTGAACACAGGTAGTACATTTGACTGTTTTTCAAACTCTTCTAATGTTTCAGCGCAACGAACATGTTCGTCACATTCAAAGTAGTTATTACCCTGAAGTACAACGAGAGAATCTTTGTCTACTAAATTCAACCATCGGTCATATTGTTCTTGGGTAAGGTGCTCGCAGATTGTGTTGATGGTGATGTCGCTGCGATAAAGTTGCTTAGTGCAGTCACCCGTAACTGCTTGAAATCTTCCTTGCATCTCTTGCCGTTTATTTATTGTGTTGGCAATTTCCTCGCACTTAGGATCGATATCAAACGAAACTATTTTGTCAATCTTTAGGTTACTGTTGAACAACAAACTAGCAAGGACACCGTGCCAGCCACCGTGGATAGAGATAGTGGTTTGATCGTTCATCTGCAAAGGTTGTAACTGTTCTACTAGCCAAACTTTAGAGCGTATCTGTCCCTTCCAGAAACTTTCAAGAGTTCTGTACTTGTCTAGCGAGTTGCGTATAGCGTCCATCCAAAACAGGACGTCTTCTAGTTCTACTTTCATTTATAACCTCAAATATTGATAATATGTCATTTGCTTTTGTGGTTTGAGCTTGAAGAATATAATTCTTTCTGTTGTGTATTAGCTTGTTCTTTACTGATTCAAACCTTTTTATCTTTTCGTTGCTGGACAAGTTACAGAAGTTTCTTATCTGTTCAAGCACTGCTTTTACTCGTTCGAAATGATCTTCGATGCTGTCGTACGATTCATCAAACAGTTCAGGAAACGTTTCGTATCCTTGTCCTTTCAGATATGATAACATGCCGGGTGCAGCAATTAATATAAAAGGATGTTGATTAAATATCGGCTTGTATGTCTTTTCAGTTACAAATCGTGTTGTCATCGACATTTCGCTTACTATGCTGAAAAAAGTTCTATCATAGTGACTCTGGACAACCTGGTTTTGATTCTGAAACGAGAAGTCACTAGGATATTTGTCTAAAATCATAGGCGTCCTGTTTTTGAAAAAGTTTCGAGCATAAGCTGTATCAATGCCTAGATCGGCAAGCGTGTTAATACAACCGTCTATACTGTTCGCAGACTGCATATAAGTATCAAACACAAAACTTACTAAGCTATGATCTAGCAATTCCATCCTATCAAGTTCACTTACAGCGTATACTCTTGAAATACGAACTTTGCCATTATAGAATAAAAAGTTTTTATCTTTGCTATCGACAGAAATCTTCTTATACTCAGAAACGTCTGTTGATATGTCAACAAGTGTATCGTAATACTCTCCTTTAAAATAATCAAAGTTGATTATTCGAGTAAAAAAATCATCGATTCCGTTGTCTGTCAAAAACCTTTGATAGTTATATTGGAAGTCTAGATCCGAAAACACAAGGTAAACATCTGCTGACAGCAGGTTCTCTTTCTTCAGGTAATTGTAAATACGTAACAACCAATCGCCGGCATCAAATCCTTCTTTACCGAAATTAAGCAATAACGAAACGCCATCTCTGATCATCTGCTTTGTTACTTCGGGTATTTCCTTGAATACATTTACGTCTTGTTCTACTTCTTTTAGTTCAATTACATAGACATTTAGATCATCGTAGTCGACTGCATCTGTAGTTTTCTTAAGACAATAATTGATCTCATTGAGATCTAACTTTTCTTTAAGCAGTCGTTCAGAATATGCGTAACTTGTCAAGGAACAGTTACCAATATCAGAATCGTACCATAATACTATGTCAAAGCAACTTTGTGACATTTTTTACCTTGGGTATCTTTGAATCAGCAGAGCTAACACAGGTCGGCGTAACACAGGGCATTGCACCTTTGAACAAATCAAAACCTTGGTCGATTGTACCAAGTGGTGCGTCATGACAGCTATACGAACGTTTTATTTCGCCGCCGGGCTCTCTAATAATGCAACTCTGAAACCCTGCGTTACAGTTCCAGCCCTGAAACTTGTTAAACCCAAATGCGTTAAACCGTTCTGCTTGATCTATATAATACTTATTTCCTTGGTCATCCTCTAGCCTAACTTGCGGCACTACTTCTCCGTCATACTTTTGTGGGAACCCAATTCGGAGAAGTTCTTTTTGCCGGTCAGTATACCCTGATACAACAAAACTTGCTGTAGGGTCGCTCTGAGGCTTTAACGTGACGTTTATGCCACGATTCGCAAAACGCTTGCACCGTTCGTAGTACTCTTCAAACAACTCAGGCACCATTACCTGATTGATTGTGACATACACACCTGCTCGCTGTAACTGCAAGCATTTATCGCCAAACTCTTGTTCGTTTGCAAACTCACCGTGAAAGCTAGCTGTAATTGATCGACGGTCTAGTTTATCTGTAGAGTCTAACCACTTATTCCACCATTTACTTCCTGGTGACATATTAGTAGTCATGTGAATACTTTGGTATTCCGGCAATTTGTCGTTTGCGTAATGATCTATTAACTCGCCGAAATGTTTATACGCTGTAGGTTCGCCGCCTGAGAAAGAAAAGTGAAAGTCTGTAAAACCGTTAGCTCTTGCCTGGCGTTTTATCTCGTCAATAGTCTGCTTATAAACTTCTAACGGGCGATGGTCCGGAATACTTGTACGAGCATAACTCCAACAGTAAGAACACTCGTAATTGCAGAATCGCGCTAATATCCAAGACACAGAAAACAAGTCGTTATCGAGAAGAGTTTGTTGTCCGAAACTAGTAATGTCTTTGAACGGAATACTGTTATAGTTTGTCATTTCTTACCACCATCATAAATTGCCGACGAACATTGTCTTGCGCAAGTGAGGCACTTATTTTCGCCCTGCCAGTGATCTTCTATCTTTTGCCATAATACATTTTGCGTGTGTAACACACCGTCATTACAGTTAGGAATGCCTATATCTTCAAGCATTTCTTTTGAACGCTGAACAGCGATGTTACGCAGCTTATGAATGGGCAAATTTTCTTCCACTGGCTGCTCGAGATAGTCGCCGCCTATCCAACAGCAAGGAAATATATTGCCGTACGGATCTACATATATCCCTTGCTCTGTTTCACATTGCGGATCTATTACGCTCTGGGCCGCTACGTTTCTTCTGAAGTCGTTGTCTAATAACTTATCAATTTCTTTGTTCGGAGTCTGCTTAAACTCGGGCAACTGTGCAGGCTTAATACTGTATGCATGAGAACCATCCAAGTTTTGCACTTCGAACTCTGACATTTCATAGAAGCGTTTGGTGCTGACAAAGTTTACTTGACTAACACCTCTGTCATACAAGTAAGTCTCAAGCTCTTTAGTTTCATGCTCGTTATGTTCAAAAACTAAACTGTCAACTTTCGCAGTGCCGCCTGCTTGCACGTATGCAACCATGTTTTCGATAACTTTTTCGAACTTAGTGTTACGTCGGTATAACTCGTGCTTCCCTGCAAATCCGTCAACAGCAAATACTACTTCACTGTTTGATTGAGTTCCTAATACGTTGGCCAGTTTTGCCCACCATTCAGTAGAACGCATTCCTCCGTTTGTATGAATGGCTAGCCGAACTGTCGGATTGCATTCTCTAATGTATCCGAATATTTCTAAACAATCACGAGCAAAAGCAGGATCACCGTAGTTTCCGCAACTGTAAACATTGTCGAGCTGAGATAGGAAGCTAGGAGGGAACCATGCTTTAAAAACGTCAAGTGAGATATCACCGTTGCGTATAAACGAACGAGTAGCTCCGCCATGAAAGTTTCTAGCGCACATCGGGCACTGTGCTTGACATTTGTCTGTTAACTCTAAATGTAGAGTGCGTATGTCTTTAACTGGCTGCACTATTGTCCTCCTGGAACCTTGCGTACAGCCAGTCGTAATCGTTTATCTTGCCCAACTGAACGCTAGACTCAATAGAAAGCCCAAATTCACGACCGTGTATAGCGCCTGCTCGCGCAAACCTGCCATATAGACTATTACCATTGCTTCGGCTACACCAGGTCTCGAGTCTTGCTTCTGTTTCTTCATCAATTTGTCCTCTAATGTTTTTACTTGCTAGTTTTGCACATTCTCTAAAAGCACTTCGCCAAGTTGAAAACTCATCTGTATCGAAACGTGTTACATTTGACACCTCCTCAACTGCTTTAAATTTGTTGCTAATACTAGTTGTCATATCTGCTGACTCTACGTCTACTCGTTTTGTCAGCTCTGAGGGTAATAGTTTAACACCTCCGTAACCATAAGTCAAGTCATTTACAGGATTTTTACTTCGCCAAACATGTACGCAATCGTGTTCCCACCTAGGCACTTGATAATCAAAGTTAAAATCGTCGACAATTTCTGCGTCGCCATCGACTACCCAAAACATCTCAGTGTCACATAGGTTAGCTGCTTCAATGTGCGCCTGATGAATGCCCTTAACGCCGTGCACACGCTTTGCACGAGGTGCAATTTTTAGCAACCGTTCGTAGTTTTCGTCTGCGTTAGACTCTTTGTACGAAATAAACACAATGTCAAATGGCTTAGGACGGCTGGCTATTTCGTCAACTTCTTTCTTTTTAATAAAGAACCGATATTCTAATTCTCGACGATTGAGCTTGATTCTTTTCGGACATAACACTATGCCATCGTAATACTCACCGTTTTTAAAAACATGAACATACTCCTTGCTCCATTCGTCCGGTTGCAATGAGAAGTCAAAGTTGTCACAAACGTTTATATCATTCCATACAACCCAAAACATTTTAGTCATTGACTTGTTTTGTGCTTTGGCAAAATCATCGGCTCTTTTAGCAGTAGGATACTTTTCTTTAAGTTTTTTCCATTGGTCGTTCTCAGGACCAACAAAGATAATATCGCTGGTCATTAAAACCTCGTGTTTCCATAATATATAACTTCGCTTACGCTCGAAGTCAGCTTCCTCCAGGGATCTACTACGATGCTAAACGGCGGTATCGAGCAATATAACTCGTCCTTGGTCGATTGCCCTGTGTATTCATACGTAATTGCTGCTGAGTGCGCCATTAGAAACACGCCCGGACGCTCGGGCTGATAATCGTCGCCTGTATAAGGATCTATATAAATCGGTGGTATGCCGGCCTTTTCACAGTAGTAGCCTACTAATAAGCTATAGCTCCCATCAACGTAAGGTACTTTAGGTTTATATGCCTTACCATGGATGTATAGAGGCATATTGTTTTCTCTAGCTAGATCGACTAGTTTAGTTGCTAAGTTTTCAGCCTGCGACTCCCTCGACGTCATTACTGCATCAAACAAGTCATATCCTAGGTCTAGCTTTTCTGCAAGATACCTTAAAGCAATGTTGTCTCTCGGGTGACAATTGTGTACTACTATACCAGTATCACTTTGTAGGAAGTACTGGTCGTCTTTCGTTGGATGATTTGGCTCAACTTCTACGTTGTATACCGGACCTTGGTAATAAA